ATGAAGAGGCATCTTTTTAAAATCTTCTATTTGTTTTTCTGTTATGCCTCCTGATCCCCAAACTGCCCCAACATCCCTACTGTGTGCCCCCAATATGTCCAGTCCTGCGTGAACAGTATCTTCTACATACCTACCCGCAGCCTTTAAAGGTTGTACTTTATGAATTTGCCCTAAAGTATCTTCGACAAACCCTTTAGGGTCCGCAACAATATCTGGAACCTTCCCTATAGTTTGGTCCAATACATTTCTTACTGTGTTCGCTACTTGCTTAACTGTTCTTGACATATATCTCTCCCAGTCCTCTTATCTTCTTTTTGTTAGTAAAGAATCCCTCTGTCCTGGTTTTCTACGAGTTCCCTTAATCGCCTGTTGTCTGCCTGCATACATACTAGCAAGCCCCATTAACTCTCTTTCAATTTGGGACTTCTCTCCTCCCTCATAGTCTTGCCTGGTCTTATTTGGAGTGAAGAACTTCTTCATAACTGTAGACTCTGTAACCGTTCTATCTTGAGGAATAAGTGTTCCTACATCGGATCGTAACTTCTGTTCCTGGGCAAGTTCTCCCCCTAATCGCCTAAATAAGTTCACATCTTCTATATTTAATCCCTGGAATGTCCTTAGCCCCATCATGTTTTTAAATGCTTCAGCCTGCGCCTCTTTATTCATTAGCAGATGAAGAGGCAGCTTTTTTAAATGTTCTATATTTTCTTCAGACATGCCTGGTACATCTAGGATTCCCCCAACATCCCTACTCAGACCCCCCAATACGTCCGCCCCTGTGTGAACAACGTCTTCTAATCCTCTCCCTAGCGCTTTTAACGGTTGTTGTTTATGAAGCTCCCCTAAAGTATCGTCCAAAAAACCTTTTGGATCTTGTACAATATCTGGAATTTTCCCCGCCGTTTGGTCTAATATATTATGTACTGCATTCCCTATTTGTTTAATCGTTCTTCCCATCTCTCCTCCTAAAGTGAAAAGTAATCATACTCCATAACACACTCTCTTGGTAACTCTCCGTAGTTATCCTTTCTCTGAGTTTCTGGACGTATCCCTTGAGCCAAATATCTAAAAGCATCTGCCCCATGACTTGCCCAATTGTGCTTTGGCTTCGCCATAAAGATCTGATTCTTCCCATCCCATTTCTTCTCGTAGGCCTTCAACGCTTCTAATCCTCGCCTACATTTTACCTCATCAAACCAACATTGAGGAAGTAAAGATCTAACCGCATGGATCCCATCATCTACTCCCCATCTAGGAAGAACATATATCCTTTTTAACCCCAAACTTCGGAGAGTCTCCACTCTACTTTTACCTGTACCGAGTTCTCTTGCTTTAGCATCGTGTGGAAGAAAATGTTCTCCGTATATATAATCCTTTTTATTCAACTCTTTTACAAACCACTCTAATCCTTGACCGGACATCTCCAAATAGTCAATCACTCGATATTCAGTTCCTATACTCTGACAAAACCAAATAGCTGTGGTATCTCCGATCCCCAGGTCCCAAGCAGTGTCCACTACCACCTTTGGTTCATAGACTACGCTTGTTATTCGATTGTCCTTCTCTAGCTTAGCAATTGTCTTTTGGTAGTACGCCCCAACGTTAGCAGCAGTCCAACTACATTCAAACTCCTGCTCAAACTCTTCTTCACTCATTTCAGCCTGTGCAGCTTCCAGTTCAGCTTTGGGAATAACTTCTGTTTCTGAAGCTCTATGTAAAGAAACATACCAGTCTTTTCCTTCGAGTTGTTTTGCTTTGTTATATAGATTGTAAAAATGATTTTGGCCTTTAGGGGTCCCGATAAAAATCGCCCAGCCTTCACGGTCAGCCAATGCAGGCCTAATAACCTCTCCCCAAACTGACGGATCACAGACCCCGAACTCGTCCAATACGCAGCCATCAATATAAATACCCCTAAGGGAGTCTGGATTTTCTGCCCCCAAAAGTAATAGACGGACTTTATCATCTAAGTGTGGTCGGGGAATGTCCACTCTCAATTCAGCTTCGTTCGCTTTTGTTCCTGGGATGCCCTTCGTAAATTCTTTTACATATTCCCAAGCTACCCTTTTGGCCTGACCATAAGTACCCGCCAAGTAAACGTACTGTGGGTTTTTCCTTGGATTCCTAAGTCCCCTGTCCAACATCTCATTAATAGAGAGGACCGTTTTCCCAAACCTTCGGTGCAACACCAAAACATTAAATCGTTTCATGTTGCGGTGTATTTCCATTTGCAATGGTCGAGGCGTGTAGCCTGTTGCTATCGTCTTTACTTTACCCATGGAATATCTATCCTTTTCCCACACTCACAAGACACCACCACTCTTACCGATTCAGTAGAGTAAGTCCTGCTTAATACATGAATCCCCAATTTACAAAGGATTCTAAATATTCTTTGCTTCATACAAAACACCTGTATCCATAATTCGCACTAACTCGCATAGCATATAATCTTCGGGGTCATCGTTGTCATCCAAAATATATAACAAATCTGGAATGTCTTCCTCAGAGCTTAACTCGTCTTCTGGATCCAAGATGTGGTACACGTTGTCTATTTTGATAACAGTTTTGATTATTCCTCCTTGGGAACCTCCAAAACTTCTGGTTCTGGAGAATCTTCCAAACGTCTAATCCCAGTATCCACTATAATTTTTAAAGGAGAGTTCTCATCTCCTGTTATTTTGGTCTGTGCCCCATACGTTTCAGGGCTTGCCCTCTCCGCCAACCACCTATAAAGATCCGTCCTTAACTTAAGACCAGGAACGTCCGACTTATCAATCTCCTCCGTGTTAGCAATCTGGAGGATCTTGTGGGCAAAAATGTCGGCCCCGTCTTTTCTTGCCTGGAGGAGTTGTTCACCAAACTCTTCAAAGTTTTTTTTCCATCTGTAGATTGCACTTGCAGGAATCCCGCATCTGTCTGCCACTTCTTTATACGAAAGTCCCTCTCTCACCAAATCACATATCATTGTCCCCACCTCGGTCGAAAACCGCAAGTTTGTAGGTAAAGACACATTTGGATCCGTAACCGTAACTACCTCTCCAGACTCCAAAACTATTTCCCTTTCTACTTCCTTCACCATACTAGAATTATCCTTTGAAATTTGAATCCTGAGCAATCCCCTCTATTATATGTACCTTGTGCATTGGGTCATTACATTCTCAAAAATAGGTCTCGGTCTGAGGATCCTCCCACGAGTATATAAGTAAATAAATTTTTTGGGGTATGGGGGTCACTCAGCAAAATTTGTTTAGTCCGATTGAAGGGACCCCTTTGGGTCTAAATAAATTTTATTGGGCCGCTAATAATTATTATTGTCAATGAATTGTATTGATAAGCATGTGTTTGTCAACAAGAATCGTTGAGTGTCCATAGTTGGACAGTGTCCAGGTCTGGGCACAATAGATCTTGTTTAGTGTCCATGTCTGGACATCCAGGGAATAATGCACATAATCAACAATTACCCTATTATCAATGACTTAGCGCTTCATTATTTTGTTGCATTGTTTCCATTATCTGGTAGTATTGACTCATAGAGTCAAAACTAACAAATAAGGATTTTAGCCATGAAACTAGTAACCGAGACCATCGACCAAGCCCTTAAGAGAGGCGTAACGGTTGAGAGACTTGAGACCAAGGGTAAGGCTAAGAGAACGCCTAGGACCGCCAAAAAAGCCAAAAGAAACAGGTTTATGAGCGTGTACCTAGACCAGGGGAGGAACTGATGGATTCAGGAATGTTATCTTTGTTTGCTTATGCTACGGGTTATTTAAGTTATGTTTGCTTATGCGAGGGAGAGTGGTTTGGGCTTTTTATCTTTGGGACCATGACCTTAATAATTACTGCTTTTCTTATTTTAATAATGTGGGTCGCTTACGAGGACGATAAAGAGAGGAACTGATGAGTTTAGCAATTGCCTTAATAAGCTTAATTGTAGGATTTCAAATGTCAGTTTTCCTGGGATCCTGCACTAAAAGCGAAGTGAGAGAGTTGTGGGAGGAAGGCGAAAAGGAGCACCTTGACGCCAAACTAAAAGAGAGATTTTTGCAAGTGGAATATCACCGCATTAAATGATGGCCGTGCCACTGTGCCAGTAATT